GTCGCTGACCGTACAGTTCTTCCATGGCCAGCGCAGTCGACATCTCAAACACCGCATTGAGCCATCTCGGCGCCGATGCGGTGGTGACGTCCCTCTCCCCTCCCGACGGATCTGTTGAAGCTGGGCATTGCGCCCGGTTCCTGCCGATCGCCAGGCAGGCTGCGCTGGTCACCCACAACTGGAATTTCGCGCGCAAGCGCGTGGCCCTGGCGCTGCTGACCAATGACTCCGCCGAGTGGGCCTACAAGTACCAGCTGCCGAGCGATTGCCTGCGGGCTCGCAAGATTCTGTCACTCGATGACAAAGACATGCCCGAGCGCAACGGCGCGCTGTTCGACATCGAGGGCGCCGGGATCTACAGCAACCAGCCGCTGGCCACGCTGGTCTACACGACCGACGTGACCGACACGACCAAGTACCCGCCGGATTTCGTGCAGGGGCTTGGCATGTTGCTGGCGGGATACCTGGCGGGTCCGCTGATCAAGGGCTCCGAGGGAATGAAAATCTCCGACGCCTGGATCGAGCGCGGGCTGGCAATCATGCGTCGAGTCGCTGCGTTTGATGCGAGTTCTGCGAAAGAGAATTCGGAGTTCACGCCGGGGTCGATCGCGGTTCGCGCATGAAGACGCTGTTGCGATCGTTTGCTGGTGGTGAGATCACGCCGGAGCTCTACGGTCGTCCCGACCTGACCAAATACCAGACCGGCCTGGCCAAGTGCCTGAACATGACCGTGCTGCCGCACGGCCCTGCCACGCGTCGCCCAGGCTTCGAGTATCGGGCCGAGGTTGACGACTCGACCAAGCGCGTGCGCCTGATCCCGTTCGCCTACAGCGCGACGCAGACCGTGATCCTCGAGTTCGGCGACCAGTACATCCGATTCTTCGCCAACGGCGGCGCGCTGCTGGAGACCGCGAAAGCGATCGTCAGCATTGTTGGCTCGACGGTAACCGTGACCGGTCACGGCTGGTCGACGGGCAATGACGTGTACATCGGCACGCGGGTGCATCGCATCACCTCGACCGGCGCTGACACGTTCACCACCGCCGATCGCTGGGGCGCTGCGACAACGGCCTCCGGCACGACCGCGGCGCGCGTGTACACGATCGCATCACCGTACCTGGAAGCTGATCTGTTTGACCTGCACTACGCGCAGGACTCGGACGTGCTGACCATTTGCCATCCGAGCTATGCCGCGCGCGAGCTCGCACGCAATGGCGCGACGGACTGGACGCTCACGGCCGTGTCGTTTGCTGCGCCGACCAACGCGCCGACCACGATCTCGGTCACTGAGACGATCGCTCAGAACGAGTACCTGACTGACCAGGTCTACGTGATCACCAGCGTCAACGACGCGAACGAGGTTGAATCGCTGCCGAGCGCCGAGCTCACGGCGACGAACAACCTGACCCTGGCCGGCAACTACAACACGATCACCTGGACGCCTGTGAACGGCGCCTCGCGCTATAACGTGTACAAGCGCCGCGGTGGCTCGTTCGGTTACATCGGCCAGGCCAAGACCGAGGCCAGCGGTACGTCATATTCCGTCAGCAGCGCTCAACGGGGCGACGGCTCGGTCACGGTCACGCTGAACACCAGCTCGGCGCACGGGTTCGTGCCTGGCAACACGATCTTGGTGTCGGGCGTGTCGGAGTCCTACGACGGCGTGTGGACGGTGGCAACCGTTCCGCTCACCACGCGACTGACGTACACCTCTTCCAAGAAGGGCAACCCGAACTTTCTCGGCGCCGGCGGCACGGTGCGTGCTGCCAGCAACTTCGTTGTTGACGACAACGTCGTGCCTGATATGGGCCAGGTGCCGCCGGATGACTTGATCTCGCTGAACGCCGAGGAGGACGAGTACCCGTCGGCGACCACGTACTTCGAGCAGCGCCGCTGGTTTGCTGGCACTAACGACTCGCTGCAAGGCGTTTGGGCCACCCGCAATGCTACCAGCAACAACCTGACGTCCAGCGTGCCGACGCGCGATGACGACGCCATGGAGTTTCGCATCGCTGCCCAGCAGCAGAACGCCATCCGACACATGGTGCCGTTGTCCGACATCCTTGCCTTCACCGTGGGCGGCGAGTTCCGAATCTTCGCCGACAACGCCCCGAACATCACGCCGACCAGCCTGTCGGTCAAGCCGCAGGGCTATGCCGGCGCCAGTAACGTGCAGCCGGCGTTGACGTCAGGCTCGGTGCTCTACGTCCAGGCGCAGGGCTCGCGCGTGCGCGAGATCGCGTACAACTGGCAGTCGAGCGCTTACAGCTCGATCGACATCAGCATCATGTCTCCGCACCTGTTCGACACGTACAGCATCGTTGACCTGGCTTACGTGCGAGCGCCGGTGCCCACGCTCTGGTGCGTGCGCTCCGACGGCACGTTGCTCGGGCTCACTTACGTTCCTGAGCAGGAAGTCTACGGCTGGCACCAGCACACGACGGACGGCGTGTTCGAGTCCGTGGCGGTCGTCGCCGAGGGGCTCGAGGACGTGCTCTACGCGATCGTGCGCAGATCGATCAACGGTCGCAGCGTGCGCTATGTCGAGCGTCTGAAGACGCGCTTGTTCGCGGCGCAGGACGACGCGTTCTTCGTCGACTGCGCGTTGACCTACGACGGCACGCCGACCACGACGATCACGGGGCTGCATCACCTGAACGGCAAGACCGTGCAGATCCTGGCAGACGGCGCCGTGCATCCGCCCAGGGTGGTGGCCTCGGGGTCAATCACGTTGGAATCGGCCGCCAGTGTCGTCCAGGTCGGTCTGCCGTATACCTCGGATCTGCAGACCCTGCCGCTGGCATTCGAGGGTGCGCAGGGCGGCGGACAGTTCATGCGCAAGAACCTGAACGGGGTGGCGGTGCGCGTCACGCGCTCGAACCTGGTCAAGGCCGGCCCGTCGTTCTCGAAGCTGACCGAGTTCCCTGCGCGCGATCACACCGACCCGTATGGCTCACCTCCCGCGCTCAAGACCACCGAGTTGCGCTTTGCCGTCGGCCCGAACTGGAATTCCGACGGCACGCTTTGCGTGCGCCAGGATCAACCGCTACCACTGACCGTGCTGAATTTGACGCTGGATGTCGCACTCGGCGGTTGAGACGCTGGCGCCTGCGCCCGAGCTCCTGGATTACATCGCCGATCACCTGCGGGATCAGGATCGCGTCGAGATCGCAGCACTCGGCAAGACCGACTTTCGAGCTGCCCTGCACCAGTCCGTTGCCGAGTCGCGCTGGTCACGCATTGCCATGTTCAACGCCGAGCCCATCGCCGTGTTCGGTTGTGGCGAATACGGCTCGCTTTTAGCCCCGATCGGCGTGCCCTGGCTGCTCGGCACTGAGGCCGTCCAGACGCGTCGCCGTGACCTTATGCGCCTGTCCCGACGCTACATTTCCACCATGCTGCAGGACTACCCACGTCTGATGAACGCCGTCCACGCCGACAACAGCGTGTCGATCGCGTGGCTGCAACGCCTGGGGTTCCGTATGCGTCCGCCCATTGCCGTGCCGCCCCATGGCGCACGGTTCCATGTCTTCGAGATGTATCGCCATGTGTGAGCCGACAACCTTAGCCTACGTCGCCATTGCATCATCGGTACTGGCCGGGGGCACCAGCGCCTACGCCAGCATGCAGCAGGGGCAGGTCGCCAAAGATGTCGCCAAGAACAACGCCAAGATGGCCGAGTACGCGGCCCAGGATGCCGTCCGACGCGGTGAGCTGGAGGCTCAGGCGATTTCTCGCAAGGGCTCGCAGCTGCAGGGCACCCAGCGCGCACTGATGGCGTCGCGAGGGCTCGACCTCAGCGTGGGCACGCCCGCCGATATTATCGACCAGACGAGCTTTTTCACTGAGACCGACGTCAACACCGCGCGCTACAACGCCCGGCGCGACGCCTGGGCATACCGTGCGCAGGGCGATGTCATGCGCGCCGAAGGATCTGCCGCTGCTAGAAACGCGAACTTGCAGGCGACTTCGACGCTTCTTGATACCGCCAGCAGTGTGTCGTCCATGTGGGGCAAAACGCGTAAACCGGCAGGGAGCGCGGGTTAATGCCGCAAGTTCCGCTCTACGACGGGCCGCAGGTTACCGAACGGGCGCTGCAGCCCGTCTATCAGCGCACGCCCGACGTGAGTTCCGGGGCGCAGAGCCTGGCGCAATCGTTAGGTCGTGTCGGCGAACGTGCGATGCGTCAGGCCGAGCTCAAGGTTGAAGCTGAAGCGACCACCATCGACCAGGAGATCACCAGCAACTGGCTGAGCTGGAACTCTGCTGCGCTGCGAGATCCGAAGTATCGCGGGCAGGGCATTGATCAGTACGAGGCCGATGCCGCCAAGTGGTGGGAAGACACGCGTGCGCAGTATTCCGCCAATGCCAGCGCCATGGCCAAGCAGCGCGTCGGCCAGTCGCTCGGGCAGAAGCTCAACTCGGCGATGGCCAGCGTCAACAACTATGCGCTGCAGTCCCGCGAGCGCTTTGCCGATGAGCAATACGACGCCGCGGTCAACAGCGAAATTGAGTTCGGCATTGACACCGGCGACGTCGCCGGGTCCGCCCAGCGCATTCGGCAGATGGCCTCCGAAGTCGGCGCCCGCAAGGGCTGGACGACTGAGATGACCATGGCCGAGCAGCAGAAGCGCCTCGGTGTCCTGCACCTGACCGAGGTACAACGCCTCGCAGAAAGCGATGCAGAGGCCGCCCAGGCGTATTACGACCAGCACAAGACTGAGCTGCCGGCGGACGTCCAAGCGCGCACAGAGTCGCTCCTGAAGGCCTCTGCGGATGACCAGTTTGCCAGTGCGTTTGCGCTGGAGCAGGCGGGTCGCTCGTACAGCGAAGCGCTTGCCTCGGTTCGCGAGATCGATGACCCGGAGCGTCGCAAAAAAGCGCAGGTCGCCGTCAACGAGCAGTTTGCGATGAAGCGCCAGATTCGCGAGCAATCCGAGCAGGATGCCCGAAACGAAGCCTGGCAACTGGTCGCACAGGACCAGCCCGTGCCCGAGCGGATTCTGTCCAGCATGGACGGTGCCAGCCGCGTCGCCCTGCAGGACTACCAGGCGGAGAAGGCGCGCAAGGCGGCACTGGGTGAGCCTGTCGTTACGGACTGGGGTGTCTATTACAACCTTCGTCGTCAAATTGCAGACGGTCAGTCGGTCAACCTGCAGGAGGCCAGTCTCAAGCTGGCGCCGACTGAGCTCAAGGAGCTGATCAAACTCGCATCGCCCGTTGAACAGGGTGGTGGCACGCAGGACGCGCTGTTCACACTGCAGCAGCGCATCGACCAGTCCCTGTCGGCATTCCCAGACATCAACCTCGACAGCGAGGATGGCAAGGCCATGGCCGGGCAGTTCCAGGCCGATGTCGATCGTCGCGTGCGCGAGGAGTCGCTTGCGAAAAAGCGCAAGCTCACGCCCGATGAGGAGCAGTTGATCGTCGATCGCGCGACGCTCGATCGCGTTTACGTCGACGAGTGGGGCTCCGACCCGCAGCTGCCTGTCGGCATGCTGTCGTCCGAACAGCTCGAGGACGCGTATGTCACGGTTCAGAACCGAAACATCCGTCTGTCGAGCATTCCCGCCGACGATCGCTTGCAGATTATTTCGGCATTGCGCCAGGCCGGGATTTTCCCGACGGAGCAACAGATCGCCACGCTCTATCTACAAGGTCAGCAGACGCGAGGTAAGAAGTGACGGATTACCTGCGCCTGGCCCAGCAGCAAGCCGAACAGCAGGCTGCGCTGGACGAACCGTTGCCGCTGCAACCGAAGGACGATGCGAACCCGTATCTCGACCTGGCGCAGGGACTGGCGTCACGAGAACAAGAGCGTGCGCGCTTTCTGATCGACACCGCGCTGAAAGCGGATCCCGTCCGCGCCGCTGAGATCCAGAGGCTGAAAAACACCACCGGCATTCCGCCGGACATGATCGAGCGCAACTTCGAGGAAGTGCGCCGACGCGAAGCGGTCTCGGCGATTAACCTGGTGCAGATCGCCAAAGACTCGCCGGTTCTGGCCCGCCAGCTGCAGGATCCGAATTTCACCACCGTGGCGGTGGATGACATCGGCCTTCTGCACGATCTCGGTCGAGTCGTCCAGGACACGGGTGTCGCCGCACTGAGTGGCGCTGTCCGGCTGCCCCAGGCCGTCGTCGGCATTGCCGACATCGCGACGCTCGGACAAGCCGGCAAGGCGCTGGAGTCGGTTGGCTATCGGCCGAACGAAGCGCTCGACATCCTGAACGAGTTCTACAGTGAGGGTACGCAACGCGCGCTTTCTCGCGTTCAGAACGCGGACGGCTTTTTCAACACGCTCGCCACCGCACTGCGCAACCCCAGCACCGTCGCGACGACCGTAATCGAATCGTTGCCGTCGGTGATCGGCGGTGCTGCGTTCGCGCGATTGATCACAGGCGTCTACGGATCGGTGTCGCCATTGCTGGGCGCAGCGACGGGCGAAGGCCTGATGGCTGCGGGCGCAATGGCGGAGGATCTGCGGGGCGATACCCCCGACGGCGAGCTCAATCTGCGCCAGGCGCTGGGGTCTGCTGCCGCAGGCTTCGGCACGGCGATTCTGGGCGCAACGGGTGGACGCATCGCAGGTCGCCTGGGTCTCAACGACATCGACACGGCGCTGGCCAGTGGGGATCTCACTGGCACGGCGACGCCTGGCTTTGCCAAGCAGGTGTTGGGGCAGGGTCTCAGCGAGGGCGTGTTCGAGGAGCTGCCGCAGTCTGTGCAAGAGCAGATGTGGCAGAACTTCGCCAACGAGCGCCCGTTGTTTGAAGGCGTGGGCAATGCCGCGGCCATGGGCACGCTGGCAGGTTCGGTGACGGGTGCCGGGTTCGGCGCCTATAGCACTGCCGTGGCCAAGATCGTCGGCGCCGCTGCTCAACAGGCAGATCAGATCGAGCGTGCGGACCAGGACGCCAAGCGCCTGGCAGACGCACTGCGCATTGCCCAGGACTCGAAACTGCGCGAGCGCTCACCCGAGCAGTTCCGCCAGCTCATTTCGCAGATGACCTCGGACGCCAACCTGTACGTCGACGGCGAAGTGCTGGCACAGCTGCCGGCCGAAGTTCAGGCGCAATTGCCGGCAACCGTGCAGGAGCAGATCCAGCAGGCGGCTGCGATCGGCGACGTGGTCACAATCTCCCAGGCTGACGCTCTGACCGTGGCGCCGGGCACTGAGCTCGAGCAGGTACTGGTCGACAACGCCAGGACCTCGCCCGATGCCATGAGCGCTGTCGAGGCGCAACAGGCGGCAGAGCAGGCGCAGGTGTTCCTGCAGCAGGAGGCCGAGCGCGTCATCGCCCAGGCCGAGGACCAGGAGGCCATGCGCGCGAGCTCCGAGGCGGTGCGCCAGTCGATCCTGGGCGAGCTCAACGCGGCTGGGCGCTACCGAGGCTCGGTCAACGAGGCAATGAGTCAGTGGGCCAGCGCGTTCTACACCACGATGGCCAGCCGCGTGGGTATGACGCCCGAGGAGTTCTACCAGCGCTACCGGCTGCGGGTGCTGGGTGAAACGCAAGGGCAGGGCGAGGTGCTCAACGCCGGCGAAAGCGTTGACATTGCACAGGGCGAGGTTGACGAGGATGGTCGCGCGTACAACATCACGGCGTACATCAAAGGGGCTGAAGCGCAGGCGTGGATAAACGCCGACGCCAACGCTGACGACAGTTACAGCATCACCGAGTCGGGTCTGCCCGAAGATATGCGCGGCAAGGGTTTGGGTGTTCAACTTTACGAACGCCTGATTCAGGAGATCGCCTCCCGTGGCGAGCGCGTCACATCGCACACCTCAGTCTCTGCCGACGCGCAGCGGGTGTATGCAGCCCTCGCTAGGCGAGGGTACACCGTCACACAAAACCCCGAGGCGGTGACGGACCCCGAGACCGGCGCGCTGGAAGCAGCGGGTCCGGTTTACGAGATTACTCCACCCGCTCAAGCGTTTGATCAACCCGGCTCAACTGCTTTTGACAACTGGTTCGGCAATAGCAAGGTGGTCGACGACAGTGGTGCTCCGCTGGTCGTGTATCACGGTACGCCTAATCTGAACTTTACGGCGTTTCGACCCCGTACTGCGCAAGGTTGGGGAACAGGCGTCTACTTTACCGACAATCGCAACACGGCCAACGAGTTCACCGGTGAAAACGGGCGCGTGATTGCGGCTTATGTATCGCTGCAAAACCCATGGATGGGCGGCAGTGCTGAGTCTTTGAACCCGGAAACCTCGAAGGCATGGGCGCGCGTGTCGGATCGGTACGATACCTGGGAGGACGCTTGGAATGAAGACGGGTCGTTCGTCAACGACCTTCTGCGCGAGCGCGGCTACGACGGGGTGATTGCGGAAGATAGCAACGGCATTGACGGTCTTGAGATCGTTGCCTTCGACCCCACCCAGATCAAATCTGCCACCGGCAACCGCGGCACATTCGATCCCAACAATCCGGACATACTCGAGCAACGCGGCGTCCAGGCGAAGGGTAAACCAATCCCGGCCGACATCGACTCGGTGTCGAACGTCGAGGCCTCGTTTGAGTTCGCGGGCGCCCAGCGATTCCCCAATAACCGCGACTTCAAGCTCGCGATCCAGGGGCGCGTGCTTGAGGCGGCCAAGGCTGCCAAGGTCAAGCTCGACGAGTTCACCCAAGGCGTCGAGCAGTACCTGGTGCGCATCGCTGTTGCAGACGGTCAGACCGCGCTGCGCACCAACGCCAACGCGGTGGGCTGGTATAACGAGAAGGTGACCAAGGCGCTGCGCCTGGTGTCGCTGATCCACCCCGAGATCGCCACCGACCCGCAGGCCAAGTTCGCGTTCGTGTGGGCCATGGCCGTCACCTCGAACGGGCTCAAGGTCGACAAGAACTTCGAGCTCGCCGAGAAGGTCTACCAGGGTTACAAGGCCACCGGCCAGATGCCCACCGACATCGGTATCGGCACTGCGGCCGAGGCGATCAACCGCTCGCTCGGGCTCTACAACGAGCTCATCGCCAAGCACGGGTTCGAGACGGTCGAGCGTTTTATGACCACGCTGCAGCCCGCAGGCGAGGTCGAGAAGTTCACCGGCAACAAGGTCAGCGGCGAGAACAAGACCACGATGGTCTACGGTGCCGCGGCACTCGGCCCGAAGATCGGCAACGGGTTCTTTATGAACCTGTACGGTCGCTTCGAGCAGCTCACCATGGACCGCTGGCTGATGCGGACTTGGGGCCGCTGGACCGCTACCCTGGTCGAGTCGAACCCGGCCCAGGTCAAGGCCAAGCGCACGCAGTTGAAGGCGCTGATCCAGTCGCTCACGCCCGCCGACAAGAAGGCGTTCGAGGCGATCATCAAGCGCAAGCTCACCGTCGGCGACATCGACGCGGTGGGCCAGGCGATCTGGAAGGCCTCGCAGAAACCCGCCAATCGCAAGGTCATGGCCAGCATCGGCGTGGTCGACCAGGAAGGGCAGGGCAGGCTCACCGAGATCCTGGGCGAGGGTAAGAAGGGTACGCTGCGTGTCTCGTTCGGTGACGAGCTGCGCAAGGGCGGCAACGCCCTGACCAAGTACCTGGACGGACAGAAGGAAGCGCCCGCGGGCCCGCCCGAGCGCGGCAATATTCGCAAGGTCTTCCAGCAGGCGCTGGCCGAGCTGCAGGCGCAGCATCCGGCGCTGACCATGTCTGATTTCCAGGCCCTGCTGTGGTATCCTGAGAAGCGCCTCTACGATGCCGCGAAGACTGCGGACGAGGCCGCGGATGCCTACGAGGACGATGAGGCACCAGATTATGCCAACGCAGCCGCAAAACTTGCCCGAGCCCAAGGCGTCTCCGACGCCGACATCAGCTCAACCCTCGCCGCCGTCGACGCAGAGCTACAGGCCGCTGTCGGCGCAGCAGGAGTTCGACCAGGAGAACGAGGACTTGGCGCTGGCGCAGGAGATTCTGGGACAGAAGTCCTAGAGCAAGGCCCCCGCGGGACGTTCAATCCTCGCACCCTTGAGCTCGTACTAAACCCCAACGCCGACCTGTCGACCTGGTTCCACGAGACCGGACACTTCTTCCTGGAAGTGATGGCTGACGTTGCCAGTCAGCCTGACGCGCCTGCGCAGATCGTCGAGGACATGAACGCGTTCCTGCAGTGGGCAGGGGTCCCTGACCTCGCCACCTGGAACGGCTACAGCCTTGAGCAGAAGCGCCCGTACCACGAGCGCTGGGCCGAGAGCATCGAGCAGTACGTCATGGAGGGCAGGGCCCCCAGCGTCGAGCTGCAGCCGCTTATGCGTCGGTTCTCCGCCTGGCTGAAGAATGTCTACGGATCGATCAAGCAGTTCCTCGCCCAGCGCGGTGTGATCGCGGGCGACGGGCAGACGCTGGGGCAGTCGCGTATTGGTATGAACTTCCGCGACGTCATTAAGCGCACGCCTGAGCTGCAGGCTGCGGCCGACAAGGTTCGCAATGGCGAGATGACTGCGGCCCAGTACGAGGCCCTGGTCGACCAGTACAAGCCGGTCGAGCCTTACACCGAAGTGCCCCCGCCGGCCTCGTCCGAGGACATGCAGCGGGCGTTGACCAGCGACAAAACCGAGCGCATCGGCGTGCCGAGTGCGACGCTCGAAGCAGGCCATCCTGTTGGTCTGCGCCTGGACATCCCGGCCTACGCCAATCACGGCGTCTGGGTTGTATCGGTGCATGAGCAACAAACTGGTTACAACGCGGGCAAGTCAATCGGCTACGAAAGCGTGGCCTCGGCGACCGACGTCACTTTTGGCGTGGTCGAGAAGGCCGCGATGAACATCGCGAGCGGTAAGCCCAAGGCGACCATTGCCGTGATGAAAGGTGGATGGAAACCGACCACGCCAGAGCAAGCCAAAGCCACCGCAGACGCCGCGCTGAACGACCCGGCCTGGGTGCAGGTCGGGATGGACCCCGAGCGCCACAGTTACTTCTACGACCGCGCCACGATGGATCCGATTGTGGCAGCTGACGAAGTCATCCAGATTGGTCCCCTGGTGCTAGCTAAAAATCCGCGGTACGGCGACAAGCAGGACTTCCTGTTTCAAGGCGACCAGCCCGCCGGCGCTGACATGCAGCTCAACGACGACATCCGTCGAGTGATGGACCGCATGCTCGCCACCGACGAGCAGATCCAGCAGGCCAATGCAGTGGCAGGCTTGGCCCCTGACGAGCAGGCCGATGGCGAGGCGATGGAGCGCCTGCAAAGGCGCAGCATGGCGGACCTCAAGTGGGCGGTGAATGCCCGCGACAAAGCGATCCGAAAACTCCAGCGCGAAACGCGTGAGATCGAGAAGCAAGTGCGCGCCGAGGTGGCGGCCGAAGTCGATGCGACTCCCGAGATGCGCGCCAGGGCGGCGCTGCTGCAGCTGCGAAAGGATAAGAACACCAATGAGCTGACCAAAGCCGCGGTCGCCGATGCGTTTGGATACGAGAGCGTTGACGCGATGAACGCGGCGATCGAGGCGTTCGGCAAGCGTGCCGACGTCATCAATGAGCGCACCGAGCAGCGCATGCTGAACGAGTACGGTGACCTGGTCGATGAGCGCGCCATCCAAGAGGCAGCCAATGAGGCTGTCCACAACGAGGCTCGCGCTCGATCGCTGGCCAGTGAGCTGCGCTCGCAGCAGGAAATGATCAACCAGCGCAGAGACACGGGTCGGACCAACGCCCGCGGGGCGCGCATCACGGTCAGTGCGCTGCTGGAAGCCGGTCGCCAATTCGGCGCCAACGTCGTTGCCAGGACTCCGATCGGAAAGCTGAGAGGCGTTGCCTGGCGTCACACGTCCGCCGAGCGACGTGCTGGCACGCGCTGGCGCGATGCGACCATGAAAGGTGAGACCGCCGAGGCGGTACAAGCGCAACGTGATCGGTTCCTGAACAACGCAGCGGCGAAGGCTGCGGTTGAAGCGCAGGCCGAGGTGCGCAAGTTCCTCGAGTTCTTCAAGCGCGTGAACCGTGGCAACAACGAGAAGGTCGTCGAGCGCGGTCGAAATCCCGACATCGTCAACGCAGCGCGCGCGATCCTCAGCGCCTACGGCATGCAAAGCGCCGCCAGCAAAAACGCGGCAGCGTACCTGGAGCTGGTCAAGAAGAACGATCCCGAGCTGTACGCGACGATCGAGCCGATCGTTCAGCAGGCACTGGTCAACAGCAAGCCGATGGATGAGCTCACGTTCGACGAGATCGTCGGACTGCACGAGTCGATCCAGGCGTTGTGGTTCCTGTCCAAGCGCTCACGGCAGATGGAAGTCGACGGCAAGCTGGTCGATATCGACGACTCTGCCCAAGAGCTCTTCGCTCGCATGCAAGCGATAGGGATCCCCGACCGCATTGCGGGCGAGGGCATGGCCGTTACGAAGGAAGAAGAGCGCGGTCTGTTCCTGAAGCAGGGCATTGCATTCCTGCGCCGGGTTGAGCAGTGGGCCGAGGGTATGGACGGGCGCTACGGCGGGCCGTTCCTGCGGCTCGTGTTCCAGCCGATCAAGGACGCCGCCGACCGCTACCGCAAGGACCGTCTCGAGTATCGCAAGAAGTTCCAGGCGCTGGTCGACAACCTGGCACCGATCGTCGGCGACAGCGTCATTCAAGCGCCGGAACTGCTCTACACCTTCGGCACGCCAGGCTCGACCGCCGGCACGGCGATGAACGAGATCCTGCACGCGATCGCGCACACGGGTAACGAGAGCAACAAGCGCAAGCTGCTGCTCGGCCGTGGATGGGCCATCGAGAACGAGGATGGAACGCTCGACACCTCGCGCTGGGACTCGTTCATTCAGCGCTTGATCAACGAGGGCAAGCTGGTCGAAGCGCACTTCGACTTTGTCCAGGGCGTCTGGGATCTGCTCGAAGAAACGAAGACGCTGGCGCAGAAGGCGCACCGCGACGCATTCGGGCGGTACTTCAACGAGGTCACGGCGAACGAGTTCGTCGATCCGTTCGGCGTCACCCGGCGGGGCGGTTACATTCCTGCCCAGGTCGATTCGCGACTGGTGAAAGACAACGCGCTGCGTCGCCTGGCGGAAGAAGAAAACCAGTCGATGGCCTTCGCTTTCCCGCAGCCGGCCAAAGGCTTCACGATGTCGCGCGTCGAGTACAACCGACCGTTGATGCTCGATTTGCGCTCGCTGTCTCAACACATCGACAAGGTGCTGCTGTTCAGTCACATGACCGTGCCTGCGCGCGACGTGCGCAAGCTCTTGATGCGAAACACCGTCAGCCAGCCGCTCAGTCGGATCGAGCCTGCGGCGCTGGAATCAATGCTGCAGCCGTGGCTACAGCGCAGTGCGCAACAGATCGTCGAGACTCCGATCGTGGGCACTGGTCGTTGGGCCAGGATCCCCGGCATCATCCGATCGCGCGCTGGCATGGCGTTAATGTTCGGCAACATCAGCAACGCGATCCAGCAGATCACGGGTCTGTCGACCGCGGCTGTTCGCGTCAAGCCGAGCTTCCTGATGCGTTCGCTTTCGCAGTATGTGTCGAACCCTCGCGAATTCAGCCGCGCGGTATGGGACGCATCCCCGTACATGAACGATCGCGCGACCAACGAGGTCTCGGTGCTGAACGAGCAGATGGAAGCGATCCTGATCCGGCCGACGACCTACGAGCGGGTGCAGGACTGGAGCCTGCGTCATGCGTACTTCCTGCAGACGGCGCTCGACAACGTGCTCTCGCCCATCGTGTGGACGGGTGCGTACAACCAGGCCCTGGCTGAAGGTATGAGCGACAAGGACGCCGTGCGCTTTGCCGATGGCACGGTGCGCCAGACCCAGGGCTCGACGTTGCCCGAGGACGTGAGTCGCATCGAGACGGGTCCTGCCTACGCGCGGGCGTTCACCCAGTTCGTGAGCTACTTCAACATGATGGCGAATACCAACGCCACCGCGTTCAAGCAGCTGATGGGCGAGGTGGGACTGAAGAAGGGCGCGGGCAAAGCGCTCTACATCGTGATGATGGGCCTGATGGCGCCGATCTGGGTGGCCGAGGCCATCGCCCTGGCCATGCGCGGTGGTCCCGAGGATGACGACGATGACGGCTACCTGGACGACTGGTTGGCCCAGGTGTTCGGCATGGGTACGGTCAAGGGCCTGCTCGCGCAGATCCCGATCGCGGGCCAGTTTGGCGTGGCCGCGACAAACCGATTCAACGACAACCCGCTCGATGATCGCGTGAGCTTGTCGCCTGCGATCAGTTTGCTGGAGTCAGCGGTCGGAGCTCCGCAGTCCGTCTACAAGGCGATCGTCGAGGACGGCTCCTCGCAGAAAGCGATCCGCGACGTGGCCACCCTGGTCAGCGTTGCGACAGGGGTGCCTCTGTACGGCGTGTCCCGGCCGATTGGCTACACGGCTGGCGTCATTGAAGGACGCATTGAGCCCCAGGGGCCGATCGACGTGATGCGTGGCCTGGTGACAGGCACTGCCAGCCCGGAATCCAAAGCGCAGTAGCGGTGTCCGTCATCTGAGGCACCGGCTGCACAATCTGCTCAAACTGGAGCACCGCTGATGACTGTTCCGTCAACCTCCCGTCGAGCCGGTCCGTTTCTTGGAAACGATTCGACGACGGTCTTCTCGTTCAGCTTCAAGACGTTCGCCGCGGGCGACCTGCTGGTCACCAAGACTTCGGCGTCGAATGTTGAGACAACCCTGACGCTAACGACCGACTACACCGTCACGCTCAACGGTGACCAGGACGCATCGCCTGGCGGCACCATCACGTATCCGGTCAGCGGATCACCGCTCGCGTTCGGCGAGAAAATCACGATCATCGGCGATCTGGAATACGAGCAGACGACTGACTTGCTCGGCGGCGGTGCGTTCAACGCCCGAGTGATCGAGGACACGTTCGACCGGGCGGTGATCCAGATCCAGCAGGTCGATGAGCGGATGGACCGCGCATTGACCATGCCGGTCTCGGCATCCAATGTCAGCACGACGTTGCCGTTGCCGCAGGCTGGTTTGGTCATCGGCTGGAATACGAGCGGGACCGGTCTGCAAAATTACGACGTGGATGAAGTCGAGTCGCCCTACGGCAACTGGACCTACAGCACGTTCACGGGCAACGGTACGACGACGGCATTCGCGCTTGCCAAA